GGAAAGCATCAACATTATGTTGGCTGCTATAGGAGAAGCTCCTATTAACAGTCTTACAGGTACACTTCCTGTTGATGCTCGTCTAGCACAATCAACTCTTACTGAAGTAAACAAAGAAATACAAAGTGAAGGTTGGTCTTTTAATACTGAAATAGATGTCACTCTTACAAGAGATGGATCTAATCAGATTGCCTTATCAATTGACACCTTAAGGATTGATCCTAATATTCATCAACACCCTACAATTGATGCGATACAACGTGGGTTGAAGCTATATGACAGACTAAATAATAAGTTTGAATTTGATGAAGATCTTATCTGTACTGTTGTTTATTTCAGAACCTTTGATGAGATACCAGAACCTGCAAGAAGATATATAACGATTAAAGCTGCTCGTATCTTCGTTGATAGATTGGTTGGTGATGATGGATTAAGAACATACACACAACAGGACGAAGTAAGAGCTAGAGCTATACTGATGGAAACAGACTTAGCTAATGGAGATCATAATCTTCTAAGAGGAGATCCTTCATTAACAAGTGTCTTTGATACCTACTCACCTGCAAACGCACTTATTAGATAACCATGGCGAATGTATCCAGATCAATACCAACCTTGTTAAGAGGTGTCTCTCAAGCTGCTGACAATACTAAACAAGCTGATCATGCTGATATACAGGACAATGCTGATGGTAATCCTGTTACGGGTCTTACAAAACGTTCTGGTTTGCAATATATAACTAATCTCAGTACATCATCTTTAGGTAATGTTCACATACAAACTATTAATAGAGATGTTAATGAAAGGTATGTAGCAATATTTAGCGATGGAGATGTTAAAGTTTACGATATCGACGGTACAGAAAAAACAGTAAACAAACCCGATGGAACTTCATATCTAGATACTACTGATCCTAGAAGTATCATGAAAACTGTGACTGTTGCTGATTTTACTTTTGTAGTGAATACAAGTATTACAACAGCTATGGATAGCACCTTAAGTGAAACTGCTTCAAATATTACTCAAGCGATTATATTTATTAATCAAGTCTCAGATAAGACTACATATTCGGTAACTATAGATGGGGTTACTGTTACTGATGACACTTCAACAGACACTACACTTAGCACTACTACAGTTGCTACTGATCTATTTAATGGCTTTACTGCAGGTCTTACAGGTTTTACTTTAAATGTTCATGGTTCAGTAGTTAGCGTCAAAAAAACAGATGGTAGTGACTTTTCTATTCATGGGACTGACACTCAGGGTGATACTCACATGTTAATAATAAAAGATAGTGTACAAAGATTTACTGACTTACCAGTAGTTTCACCTAATGGTTATATCGTAGAGGTAAAAGGAGATGACACTACTGATTTTGATAACTATTACGTGAAATTTATTGCTACTAATAACGCTGTTTTAGGAGAAGGGCAGTGGGAAGAATGTATAAAACCAGGAATAGAGTTTAAGTTTGATTACGATACAATGCCCCATGTCTTAATTAGACAACCAGATGGTGATTTTAGATTTGCAAGGGTTGATGGTGATACTTATACGTCTTTTCACGATATAGGCACATATAGTCAATCAGGAACTACTGTAACTATTACTAAAAATGCTCATAGATTAGTAAACGGTCAGCAAATAACTTTTGATTTTACGAGTGGATCTGCGGTTGATGGAACTTTTTTTATTACGCTAATAGATAGTAATACATTTTCTTTTACAGCAGCAAGTTCATTATCAACCAGTGGAAATGTAAAGTATGGTGCAACAAATTTTTATTCTTTACCACAATGGGGAGAAAGAACTGTAGGTGATTTAGATTCAGCACCAACTCCTTCTTTCGTTGGAAGTACAATTAATAACGTTTTATTTTTTAGAAATAGACTTGGCTTTTTAGCAAATGACAATGTTATTTTATCGAGAGCAGCAGAATTTTTTAACTTCTTTCCAGAAACAGTTTTATCTGTAATTGATAGTGAACCGATAGATGTAGCAGCTTCACATACTAAAGTAGCTATTCTTAGAAGTGCTGTAACAGTAGAACAGGAACTAATACTATTTTCTGATCAGACACAATTTGTACTTACTACATCAACTGATATCCTGACACCAAAAACAGCTAATGTTGTAGTCGTAACAGAGTTTGAATCTGATGATGATGCACAACCTGTAGGTGCTGGTAGCAGTATTTATTATTTATCTAAAAGAGGATCTTTTGCTAACGTTAGAGAGTATGTATATCAAAGAGATCTTGTTATAAAAGAATCTAGTAATATCACTGTCCATGTACCAAAACTGATACCAAGTAATATATTTAAATTTGCAGTTTCTACAAGTGCAGATGTTTTAGTTTGTCTTGGTACTGATGAACCTAATAAGCTATATATCAACAGATGGTTGTATGGTCAGCAATATCAGAAGATATTAAACAGTTGGTCTACTTTTACTATCAATGAGAACAGATCTATTAAGAATGTTGATTTTATTGGTAGTGATTTATTTTTAGTTATAGAAGAGGCAAATGGTATAACACTAGAAAAGATACCTTTTGAAAATCAATTTACTGAAACTAATGCTACGTTTGAATATCGTTTAGATCATAAGGTTACAGAAGCTACTACTGGTGTATCTGTTTCATATAACTCTTCAACTGATACTACTACCTTTACTGTTCCTTATAGATTAAGAGCAAATATGAATGTTGTTGGTAGGTTTTTAAGTAGTAGTGAAACAAGTACGTTTGTTAATGAACAAGGTACAACAACAAATCTAAAACCAGGACAAGTTATAGCTACAACTAATACTACGAATGGTTCAACTTCTACTATTACAGCAACAGGAGACTATACAAACAGTAAATTTATAATTGGTGAACCATACGAAATGCACTATAGGTTTAGTCAACAAAGAATGACAGATGGCAGTGGTGGACAAGCAGGTGGTGAATTTCTTTCTGGTCGATTACAACTGCGTCATTTCTATATCAAGTTTGAAGATACTGGTTTCTTTAAAGTAGAAGTTACACCAGATGATCGAGATACAAGCACACATAAATTTACTGGTAGGTTTTTAGGTGCAGCAAGCAGCACTATCGGATCAGTTAATCTTGAGTCTGGATCATTTAAAGTTCCTGTAATGAGTAGAGCAGATAGAGTAAATATTGATGTAAAAAACGACACATTTTTACCAACAACATTGGCTAGTGCTGAATATGAAGCTATGTTTCACATGAGAAGTAGACGTATTTAATGGGTTATCTAAGAAAGGCTACATTTAAAGATCTTAAATATGTAGCTAAAAATTTAAGAGAGATTGATAAGGTGGAAGCATTTTATCAAACAGGACAAGAACCCTTACAGGCACTACAGTTTACTTATATTTGCAGCAAGGTGAATATGACTATAGCTGATGATGACGATGCCCCTATAGGTCTTTGTGGGGTAGTAAAAGGTGGTGTTATATGGATGGTTGGAACAGATAGCTTATTTGAAAATAAGAAATATAGAATACAACTAATAAGAAAAGGTCGAGAATGGGTAGATAACCTGTTGAAATCTTACAAAGTCTTATATAATTTTGTATATGCAGAGAATCATTCTGCTATCAAATGGTTAAAAGCTCTTGGATTTACCTTTATCAAATATCATGAAGAATATGGTATGCAAGGCAAACCATTCTACGAATTTCTGAGGATCGCATAGATGTGTGTTGCAGCAATACCAGGAATAGCAGCATTAGGAAGTGCAGGTCCACTGTTTGCAGCATCTCTTGGTCTTAACTTAGTAAGTGATCTTGCACAGAGATCAGCAGCACAGGCAGCAGCAGATCAGCAATACCAATCAGCTTTGATAGCTAACAGATCAGCAGAACAGGCTTTTGCTGCACAACAAGAAGCGTTAGCAGCACAGTTAAAAGAATCAAGGGCATCAAAGGCACAAGAAAAACAAGCAGCAACTATCAGAGGATTACAGGCAAAAGGTGCTGTAAAGGCATCAGGTAGAGCAGGTCTTACTGTAGATCTGTTATTACAAGATCAGGAACGACAGACAGCAAACTTTAGAGAATCTATAAACCAGGCACTTGAATCAGCAAGCAGACAATATACAAGAAATGTAAGAGGTTTTGAAGCACAGAGAGATAACAGACGTAATCAGCTACAGAGTAATATAAATCAGGCCTATAACCAGATACCTACACTGGGATCAGTTCTTCTTAATACTGCTGTATCAGGTCTTAGCTCTTATGTTGGACTTACAGGTGGGCTTGGTGGTGTAGGGGGTTCAATAGGAGGAACACCAGCCACTGCTATTAATACTGGTAGTTCACTTTACGTCGCTTAATTATGGCATCTAGTTTTCAAAGCACAGCTTTTCAATCCTCTGCAAGACCTGTAGATACTTTTGTAGCTCCCCCTAGTGTTCAACCTAAAACTGGTATTGAGTCTTTAGCTGAAACACTTGCTGTTGTAAATCCTAATCTTCAGAAGTTCATTGGTGCAAAAATAGAAGATGCTATTGATGATGAAAAAACAAAATTTCAAAACCTAGCAATACAAGAAGATTTAACTAATGGTGTTTTTGGTAATCTTGTTACTAAAACAAGAAAGAAAGAAGGTCCAGAAGCTGCTGATCAACTCATAGGTGCTTCTATTATTGGTAAAAAAGCTTATGCTAAGCAAAAATTAATAAACTCTACTTTTCAGATAGATAATCTTTTACAACGCAGGTATAAAACAGATACGATTGATATCGTAAACGAAGATGGGTCTATTACAAATACACCTTTAAATCAAGTTTCTCCTGATTCAGCAGAATTTAAAAATTGGTTTCAAGGAATTATTAATCCTGTAATAACTAATATATCTGCTGATAGTGATTCGGAAATTATTAATAAATTTGTTTTACCACAACTACAAAAATCAATAATTAATTTAGATACAGAAGCTAGAAAACAATTTAATACTTTTAACAAAAATAGATTGTTACAAGAAAGCACAGATACTGTTAATACTGCTGCAAAGTTTTTTATAAAAGCACAGACATATAATTTTAGAAGTCCAGAAACAAAGCAGGCTATGGAAACTGATTTAAAAAATAATCTTTCTAATTTAATTGTTAATATGAAAAATGCAGGTATTACAGGTAGTGACCTAACAACACTAAACGAAAACTTGATAGATAATATTGTAAATATTGGTAATTTATCTGTTACTCAAGGTCAGTTTAACTATGCTCGTAAGCTAGTAAATTTCTTAGGTAACTCTATACCAGGTTCTTCACCTGGAAAAACATTAAAAGATAATCCTAAATGGCTTGAAAAAACAACAGATTTTTTTACTGATTTATATGAAAAAGAAGTAGACATAGCTTTAAGACCAGAAAAACTACGCAAAGCACAAAGAAGAAATTCTTTTAATACTCAAATCGAAGATTATCGTAATGAGAAAGATCCAATAATTAGAAGTCAAAAATATGAAAAACTTAAATTAGATTTTCCAGAGAAAGAATTTCAAACAGATATTGATGAGTTTGGTGTTCTTGATAATAAAACCTTTACTGAAAAAGCTAATGAGTTTAGAAAACAATTAAGAAGAGGTCAGTATTTAGTTGATGGTGAACCAGATAAAGGAAGTGCTTTTCTTCAGCTAGATGTCATAGAACGTCTAGATCCCACCCCCGACTCAGAAAGTCAAGAAGTTCTTAAAAATCTTGAAGAACGAATAAACAACATGAAAGGTTATTCAAAGGATATTGAAAAGTTTGAAACAAAAATAATGAATGATGCTAAATCAGCATTAAGCAGAAAAAACAGATTTGCTGGCAGAAGTTTAAGTAATAAAGATGCCAAACTATTACAACGATATGAAAGGATTTTACAAGATGAAGCTGATGAAAGAATGGATGAGTTTGAGGAAGAGAATAATAGACCGATGACTTTAAGAGAAGCAAAAGAAATGTACAGAGATTTAGATAATCTCTTAAAACTTGAACTTGGAGTTTTTACAGAAAGTGAAGCAGGTGTGAGGATTCCACAAGCTGATGCTATTGGTAAACAAGGTGAAATAGAAAATCCATTTACAGCAGCAGACAGAAAGAAAAATCCGATACAGCAATCAAATCAACCAGTAAATCAATCAACAAACGAAACCTTAAAAGACGATTCTTTTGATATACCAAAATTAAAAGATCAAGCTTCTAACAACCAAACTACAAAAAATCAAATCGTAAGTGACATGACCCCTACAGGTCTTGGGGCAGAGGATGGAGATCTGATTGCTATGGCAAGAATAAATCAAAATACAAATAAGGAGAATGATTTGACAGAAAAAGAACCAGCAATATTAAGAACTGGAAACGGAGTAACAAGAATGGAAACAAACTTTCCAATAATTTATAACTTAGCAAAAGAAGTAGGTATTAAATTTCCAGAAGTTGTAGCTGCTCAATTCGGCCTAGAGTCTGCTCATGGAGAAAAAGAATCAGGCAAGAATAATTACTTAGGTATTAAAGCAACACGACAAGAAATAGCTGATGGAAAAGCTACATTGCGTAAAACAAAAGAAATTATTGATGGTAAAGAAGTTATTGTTGATGCCTACTTTAAGAATTTTGATTCAATAAGAGATATGTTATTGCAGTATAAAAAAGAATGGAATGATGATTTCTTAGATAGAAAAGGAACTATTAATGTCAATACAGCAGAAGAAGCTGTTCAAAGATTAAAAGATAATAAATATGCTACAGATCCAGATTATGTTAAAAAGGTAATAAGTGTTATAAAAAGTGCTAAAACCAATCCTCCACTTTTCTAGTAAATGACTGACTCCAATCTAAATAATCTCAGTAAGAAAAAGAAAGCTGAAGCCCTCAGAGCAAAAAGACTGAATATCATTAAAAGTGAGCCTATTATTAAAGGTCTTGATACCGTTGATGAAGCCTTACAACAATCTTATGCTAAAACTGTAGATTTTTTTGATAATACTTTTTTAGGAGACAAGAGATCATTAGACGAGATTAGAGCTAATAGAGATAAAATATTACAAGACGCTAGAGATAAAAGTAGAGAGCTTCAAGATAAATATGCAGACAGTTTAGGACCTGTTGGTGACGTATATAGAGGATTTTTATCTGTTCCTATTGGTTTAGCAAACGGTGTAAACAATCAGATTAGAGGTTATCTTTCTACTTTAAAAGGTAATCCGTATGAAGCTGAAGATCTTATAAATATAGACGCTTTAGGATTAAGAAGACCAGGAGATGAAAATAGACTTGGTTATAGTCTTACTTACAATTTTGGTAAAGCTTTTGTAGGTCTTAATTTAGCAAGTAAAGGTTTAAAAAGTGTTGGTCTGAAAAATGCACCAGTTAGATTTTTTGCATCAGGTCAACTTGCAGATGCTGTTGCTTTCACACCTTACGAAGAAAACGTATATAACATGCTTAACAAATGGAAACCAATAAGAAATGATTTCTTTGAGCATTGTTCAGCAGCCCCCAAAGATTTACCTTTTATAGAAGCAAAATTGAGACAACAGTACTGCATGGGTCTTGCAGGTGAAGCTATTGGTTTTGGTGGTCGTGTTGTTGGTAAAGTTCCTGGAGTTGCTAAAACATTAATTGAAACAGCCCCAGATACTACATCTGCTTTAAAAGGTCTTTTTTCTGAAGAGACAATAAGAAAAGCAGATAATATGATTGAAGGTTTTAGAAGCATATATAACAATCCACTTAAGAGAAAACAATCTCTAGATGTTGTTTCTCAATATCAAAAAAACACATTAGATGATGTTGATACCTTTGCTAAAAGCAATACTGAATTACTTGTTGATGAAGGTGATGATGACATTATTGATGAACTGCTTAAAGTAACAAAAACTGATGTAGGTGAAGAAGTAACAGAAGATTTAGTAAACAGACCAAAACCACCTGCAACTCAAAAGTTTTCTAAAGATTTACAACCTACAAAACCAGTAGGAATCTTTGATCAAG